TCGACGGGCCGGCGGCCGGCCAATCCGCGGCTGCTGCGCCAGCGGATCACCGTCTTCTTCGTGGTGACGCTGATCGTGGCGCTCGGGATCGCCGCGGCGCAGAAGCTGTAGCGGCTACCGGGGGCGCTTCGGCGCGGAGAGCGGTAGCGCTACGCGGGGCGGCCGGTGGCGACCGCGTAGAAGGCGACGGCGGCCGCCGCACCGACGTTGAGCGAGTCGACGCCGTGGGCCATGGGGATGCGTACCCATTCGTCGGCGGCCATGAGCGCCTTGGTGGACAGCCCGTCGCCCTCGGCGCCGAGCATGAGCGCGACGCGGTCCAGGCGGTGCGGGGCTGCCTCGTCGATCGAGGACGCCTTCTCGTCGGGGGTCAGGGCGAGCAGCCGGAAGCCCGCCTCGCGGACCGTTTCGAGGCCGCGGGGCCAGCTGTCGAGGCGGGCGTACGGGACGGAGAAGACCGCTCCCATGGAGACCTTGACCGAGCGGCGGTACAGCGGGTCGGCGCAGTCCGGGGAGAGCAGTACGGCGTCCATGCCGAGGGCCGCCGCGCTGCGGAAGATGGCGTGAGTATCTTCGCTTTAAATCTACAATCGAAGGAACGAGATGAGGGGAGGCATCGCGTGGGGGTGCCAGAAACGTTCCGAGCTAAGCGTGCCGTGATCTACGCACGAGTGTCTCTCGATGCCACAGGCGAAGGGCGGTCGGTTGAGCGCCAGCTGGAAGCCTGCCGACAGCTCTGCGAGCTGCGCGGCTGGACAGTCGTAGAGGAGCGGGTCGACAACTCGGTCTCCGCCTCGACCGGCAAGGACCGACCGGCGTGGAAGTCTGTTCTGGCGATGGTCGAGGCCCGTGACGTAGACCTGATCGTGGCGTGGCACATCGACCGCATGACGCGCTCGATGCTCGACCTTGAAGAGCTGATCCTCCTTGCCGAGAATGCTGGCGTCGGTGTCGCCACAGCGTCGGGCGACCTCGACTTGACCACCGACATCGGCCGGATGGTGGCCCGCATCCTGGCGGCCGTCGCCCGTGCCGAGGTGGAGCGCAAGGGTGCTCGGCAGAAGCTCGCGAACGCTGCCCGTGCCGCCGAGGGGGACGTGCACTTCGGTGGCGTCCGACCCTTCGGGTACGAGAACAACCGCATCACGATCATTCCGGAGGAGGCGGACGCCATCCGCAAGGCGGCGGTTGACGTGCTGGCCGGCAAGTCCCTTGCTCAGGTGGCCCGCGAGTGGAGTGGCGCCGGCCTCGTATCCTCTCGGGCCGAGATCGGATGGGAGAAGGGGAAGCGGAAGCCGAAGGCCGGCTGGTCCGCACGCGGCGTGAAGAACGTCCTCGTGAACCCCCGCTACGCGGGCATTCGCGTCTACAACGGCGACGAAGTGGGCACCGGAGTCTGGGACAAGATCCTGGAACTGGAGGACTACCTCGCGCTGGTTCAGTTGCTCGTCGACCCAGACCGCAAGCGGGGAGAGAATGCCGGGCGGAGCGGGCGCAAGCCTCAGTCGCTCGTGACAGGCATCGGCACGTGCCAAATGTGCCGGGAGACGGTACGGGCAGCCTCCAACCGAGGAGAGCGCACCTACTCATGCCGGATGTCTCACGTCCACACGAACCGGGAGTATGTCGACACTCGCGTGCACGGCGAGATGATCGACCGACTCTCCCGGCCGGACGCCTTGGCCCTGCTTGCCCCCTCGGGAGACTCCGAGGCCGACGAGGCGAAGGAGGACGTCGCGAAGGCTCAGGCCAAGCTCGACCAGCTCGCCCAGCTCCTTGCCGCTGACCTGATGACGCCAGAGCAGTTCATCACTGCGACCGCGGCGGCACGCGAGAAGTTGAAGAAGGCGGAGGTGGTGCTGACGAAGGCCGGGACGGGGGCCCTGGCCGTGGGGCTCGACCTGGGGAATCCGAAGGTCAAGAAGCAGTGGCTTGACCTACCTCTGGAGCGTCAGCGGAAGCTCGTCGAGGCCCTGTTGGAGGTGACCCTCGTTCCGCGCGGCCGGAAGCGGCGGAATCCGAAACCTCTGGATGAACAGGTGCTCATCGAAGACCGCAAGGTCGTGGTCGAGGCCGAGTAGAACGCGCGAAGCCCCCCACCTCCAGACTGGGAGGCGTGAAGGTCACCACCGTGGCCCCGACCGTTTCGATAGCGAAGCTGCCCGGCTCGACCGCGGGAATCCACCCGATCTACGCTCGCCACTTCATCCGGCGGGTACGGTTCTCGATGCCCGACCCGGCGCAGGCCAAGACGGACAACGACGCGATGCTCGCCGGCTACGCGGTCGAGATGTACCGGGCCGAGTACGCGGACAACGCCGTCTTCTTTACGGCCAACGTGCCCGAAAGCCTGGACCTCGACAGCACGATGGACGTGATCAAGAGCTGGCTGCCCGACCTGAAGGGCACCACGATCATGGTCGACGGCACGCGACAGCAGGCGCCGTACGAGCGGATCACCGAGGAGCAGTTCGCGACGTACGCCGTCACCTCGGTCGAGGACTCGACGGACGAGGACTGCACGACCGGCGCCTGCCCCGTGCGGTAGTCAAGACCCAGACGCCCCCCGCTGCGAGTCGGCGGGGGACGTGCCTCCGCCTCCGGCCATGTAGTAAACGGCGAGCGCTGCCAGGCTGAGCGTGCCGATCGTGGCGAACGCCGCGCCGCCCCACACGAAGCAGGTCGACACCGGCTCCCTGAGCAGTGCCGCAACAGTGCCGCTCACGAAACCCGCGATCACAGCGAGCGCGAAACAGGCGGCGATCGCAAGGGGTGCGATGGACTTCAAGATCCGCAAGGAACGACAGCCGCAGGGGCCCAAGAAGCTCCAGCGTGAGCGGGAGGAATACTTCCGGCTCGTGCAGATGGGGCTGACCAACCGAGAGGCAAGCCGACGCGTCGGCGTTCATGAGCGGACGGCCGTGAATGGCGAAACGGCCGGACCGACCCGAAGCGGTGGCGGGCTCCTGCTCTGGCAGAGCAGGAGCCCGAGCCCTCGGCGACGAGGTACCTGCGTGAGGACGAGCGCATCCACATAGCCGACCGGCTGCGGGAGAAGGCATCCGTGCGCGTCATCGCCGCCGAGTTGAGCCGCAGCCCGTCCACGATCAGCCGGGAGATCCGCCGCAACGGCATGCCCCTGCGTGGTGACCACAGCCGGTGGGCCTACCGTCCTCACGCCGCCCAGCGCCGGGCCGACGCCCGCCGGCCCCGGCCCAAGACCGGCAAGATCGGCCAGAACATCGAGCTGCGGGACTTCATCCAGGCCCACCTGGCCATGCGGTGGAGCCCGGAACAGATCTGTCACGCTCTTCGCAGACGGTTCCCCGACCGGCCGGAGATGCACGTGGTCCACGAGACGGTCTATCAAGCCTTCTACGTCCAGGGCCGCGGGGAACTGCGCCGTGAGCTGGCCAGAGCCCTGCGCACGGGTCGGGCCCGACGCAAGCCGCATCGCCAGGCAGCCTCCCGGCAGCCGCGTTTCTCTCATCCCATGGTCATGATCAGCGTACGGCCTGCCGAGGCGGACGACCGCGCGGTCTCCGGCCGCTGGGAAGGCGACCTGATCATCGGCAAGGACGGCGCCTCCGCCATCGGCACCCTGGTCGAGCGGGCCACCCGCTACGTGATGCTCGTCCACCTGCCCGGCGGCCGCGGCGCCGAAGACGTCAGCACGGCCCTGCAGACCACCGTCCAGACGCTGCCACGGCACCTGGTCAAGTCACTGACCTGGGACCAGGGATCCGAGATGGCCGCCCATCACGCGTTCACCGTCGCCACCGACGTCCCGGTCTACTTCTGCGACCCGGCCAGCCCCTGGCAGCGCGGATCGAACGAGAACACGAACGGACTGCTACGGCAGTACTTCCCCAAGGGCACTGACCTGTCCGCCCACGGCCCCGACCACCTGGAGGCCGTGGCCGCCGAACTCAACAGCCGCCCACGCAAAACGCTCGACTGGGAAACCCCAGCCGAGCGCCTGCATAAACTACTCGCGGCCTGATCAACCGACCACGTGTTGCAACGACCCCTGGAATCCGCCGAGTGCTGGGGGGTCTTTTGCCGTACCCGCCCCGGTCGACTCAACCTGTCCAGGGTTTCACCCGACCGGGGCGGGCGTGGAGTGACCCCACCTGCGTGAGACGGGGGCATCAAGGAGGCAAGGCCGGTCAGAGGGAGCCGGTGAAGGCCAGGGTCAGGACCAGGCCCACCGACGCCAACATCATCAGGGCGAACAGGAGGCCGGCGAACCGGGCGGCCAGGCGTAGCGGTAACCGCCGCATCAGGCGGTCATCCAGGTCTTCCAGGGGCGGGTGATGATCTCCCGGAAGGTGTGACGGCTCGGGTTGCGCCCGCAGTGGCCGAGCACCCACTCTTGCGGCTGCTCCCACCCCTCCGAGGCGCCGGAGTTCTTGCCGCAAACCACACACATGAAGGCGTAGGTCTGCGGCTCGGCGTCCGGCTCCTTGTCGGGCTGAAGATGCCACTGGACGTGGCGGATGATGGCCTTCGGCTGGCTCACAGTCGTGACCTCGTCATCGCGTTGCGCACCGCAAGGCGGGCGCTCAGCTCCTCGCGAGACGAAGGAGGCAAGACGTTGTCAGGCAGGGCATCCCATTCCAGGCCGCCCTTGACGGGCCGCATCTGGACGCGCCCCCCCAACTCGCCCATGACGATGCCCATCTTGCCGTTGGCCTTGTCCTTGGCAAGGTCGCCGATGCGCGGCCAGCTCTCCTCGTAACTCCCCATGACCACGAAACTATGAGGCGCGATCAGCGTCGGCCAGCCACAATCGTGGCAGTTCCCTGGCGGAGCGTCAGGAAGCGCTACGGAGCGTGGTAGTTACCCTGCAATGCCCAGGTGGGACGCCATTTCGCGCATATCCTGCGTCAGGGTTCGCTTCCGGCGGCTGAGGATGTCTCCCATGATGTAGCGGGCCATCGCCTGATGCTTCAGCCACTCCGGCGAGGCCCGGCGGATCGTGTTGATCTCCTCCATCGCGTTCTGGTGGCTCCCGAGCATCGTGTGAGCCCGCGCGACGTCGAGGCGATGCCGGTCCCAGTTGTTCGCGCTCGGCCGGCCGAACCGCTTCAGCGCTTTACGCCCGACAGGGCCCTCGTCGGCTCGTCGGAGCACTCCGCGGGCATCCCCGATCAAGGAGAGGTCCTCGATCGCCTTCGCCTCGGCCGTCACCGGCCCGAAGGTGGCCCAGTGCTCCCGGAAGTTGACGTGCTCGACGTCCAGCGCGCTTGCGGCGGTCGCCGTCATGCGCCGGGCCTCCCGAGCGACGTCCGGGCGGTTGTTCCGCATCGCCGCGGAGGCTACGCGCTGGAGCAGCTCGCCCCATAGGGCCAGTTCGCCCGGCTGGGCGCTGGAGATGCGCGGTTCGATCTCCTCGGCCGTCACGGTAGCCAGGCGCTCGGCCTCGTCGAAGCGGTCCTGTCGCAGAAGGAGCCAACCCATGCTCACGACGCCCGTAGCGGCGATGTGCTTCTCGCCGGCCTCCCGAGCGTCCCGGATGCCGAGTGAGAGGGCATGATACGCGGGGTCGTAGCGCCGAACCTGCGTCAGGTACTTTCCGGCGAGCAGGAAGGCGCTCGCGCGCACCACGACGGCCCGCTGACGGGCCTCTTCCTCCTCAGCGAGGGTCCTCACGGCAGCCTCGGCGTCTCGCAGGACGCCAGGGAGGCGCTTGGCAACGCTGTCGTAGAGATCCGCGTGGTACAGGGAGTGGCTGTCGTCGATGTCCCGTTGGATCGCGGCCAAGGTGGGCGCCTGGTCGACCTCGACGATCACCTCGCGCAGCCCGACCGGCGGCATAAGGGCTCGGCGGAGCCCGGAGAGCTTATGCTCGCATCAGGCAACTGATCAACCTTCGAGGGAAGGCTTGAAATCCACAGCGAAGACCTGCCCGGTCCTCACTGTGAGACTCGTACGGTTCAAGCGAGACGACGGAAGCGTCCCCTACTCATGGATCTACGGCTACGTCTGCGGACAGCCGATCCCACCCGGTTCACCTCGGTCTGCGTCGATCACCTCGACCGGCAGCCGCCGATCCCCCTCCAGCTCCGTGGACGCTCAGGCGAGCCTCGGGCGGGTCGCATAGAACGCGACGGCTGAGGCTGCCGCCACGTTGAGTGAGTCGATTCCGGCCGCCATGGGGATGCGCGCCCAGTCATCCGCGGCCCGAAGGGCGCTGACGGAGAGCCCGTGACCTTCGGAGCCTAGCATGATGGCACACCTCTCGAAGCGGCTAGGGTCCAGCTCGTCGAGCGGGGTCGCCTTCTCGTCCGGGGTCATGGCAAGGATGCTGTACCCGGCTTCGCGGACAACGTCGAGCCCGCCCGGCCAGTCTTCAAGTCGGGCGTAAGGGAGGGTGAAGGTGGCACCCATCGAGACCTTGATCGCCCGCCGATAGAGGGGGTCCGCACAGTCCGGTGACAGCAGGACGGCTTTGATCCCGAGGGCGGCGGCACTACGAAAGGCGGCCCCGAGATTGGCGTGATCGACGAACCCCTCGAAGATTGCGATTCGCTGACCTGCGGGATCTTGTAGATCCAAACCGAACATGCCGATGTTGGTGTGGTCGTTGACCGACTCCATGACGACCACCCGGCGTGCCGTGCCGAGCAGTTCCCCGGCGTCCGGCAGCGGCTTGCGCTGCATGGAGGCGAGGGCGCCGCGGTGCACGTGGTAG